TTTAATTGATGAGTTTATGGAAGCAGATGAAAGATTACAAAAAAGAGATACAGCAGAAGAAGTTCAAGGACCTAGTCCTCAATATTTAACTGATGTTGAATCAGCTTTTATGTATCCTAAAGATTACACCATTCCTTTTACAGATATTCAAATTCCTAGTTTAGGTAATGCAATTGAAAGTGCAGTAACAAGTGGACAAGGCTTTGATGCAGGGCAAAATTTAACACCCGCAGGTGAAGCTGTTTATGATAGATTAGTTGAAGAATTTAACTTCTCACCAGAAGATGCCTTGGAAAGAATAAAAGTTTTAAACAATGCAGGTGTAAAAAACACTTCCGTAGGAGCTTTATTTGCAGACGGCGGACTCACAACAACTGTACCACCGAAAGAAGGACCGATGTCCGCGGGTGTTGCTTCTTTATTCAAAAACAAGTAAAGTAATTAAATGGCTGATATTGATAAAGCATTACCGAATACACAGAGAACTACTGTCGAGATTCCAGGACAAGAAGAATTATCCGAACAAGTTATTCAAGAAATCAATAGACAACAAGACGTTCCAGAAGAAATCGAAGTTATTGAAACAGAAGAAGGAGGAGCAGAAATATCTTTTGATCCTTCCAAAGCAATGGCGGAAGGAAGTGAGAATCACTTTGCCAATTTAGCAGAATATCTAGACGATGATGTTTTAGGACCTTTGGGTAGTGAACTCAAAGAAATGTTTTTAGATTATAAATCTTCCAGGAAAGATTGGGAGCAAACCTATACTCAAGGATTAGACTTATTAGGTTTCAAGTATGAAGATCGAGGAGAACCTTTTCAAGGAGCCAGTGGTGCAACGCATCCTGTTCTTGCCGAAGCGGTCACACAGTTTCAATCACTAGCCTACAAAGAATTATTACCGGCCGACGGTCCGGTTCGAACTCAAATCATGGGAGTTCCAAGCACCGCGAAAGAACAACAAAGTGAACGTGTCAAAGAGTTCATGAACTATCAGCTCATGTCTGAAATGAAAGAGTATGAAGCGGAGTTTGATCAAATGCTTTTCTATCTTCCTCTCTCAGGCTCGACATTTAAAAAAGTGTACTACGATGAATTATTAGGTCGAGCCGTCTCAAAGTTTGTGCCCGCAGATGATTTACTTGTTCCGTATTCAGCCACAAGTTTAGAAGATGCGGATTCGATTATTCACAAAATAAATATTTCGGAAAATGATTTACGTAAGCAACAAGTCAGTGGTTTCTATCGTGACATTGAAGTATCCGAAGCATCCAACGAAGATGATGAGATCGCAGCGAAAGAACGAGAGCTCGAAGGTATTCGTAAATCAGAAAAATCTCCGGACATGTATACACTCTTGGAGTGTCATGTTGATTTAGACTTAGAGGGTTTTGAAGACACCAATCCTCAAACTGAAGAAGCAACCGGAATCAAACTTCCTTACATTGTCACCATTGAAGAAGGAAGCCGAGAAGTTTTATCGATTCGTCGAAACTATGAAGCACAAGATCCAGCTAAGAAAAGAATTCATTACTTTACTCATTTCAAGTTTTTACCTGGTTTAGGTTTTTATGGCTTTGGTTTAATTCACATGATTGGTGGATTATCCAGAACTGCAACAGCGGCCCTACGCCAACTTTTAGATGCAGGGACTCTTTCTAATCTGCCTTCGGGTTTCAAAACACGCGGTATCCGAGTGCGAGATGAAGCTCAATCCATACGACCCGGTGAGTTCAGAGATGTGGATGCCCCAGGCGGAAACCTACGAGAAGCATTCATGCCTTTACCCTTCAAAGAACCATCTGCTACTTTATTGCAGTTAATGGGTGTGGTGGTGAATGCAGGCCAACGATTCGCGTCCATCGCTGATATGCAAGTGGGTGACGGTAATCAAGGAGCTGCTGTGGGTACAACCGTTGCATTACTAGAACGGGGTTCTCGTGTCATGTCGGCCATACACAAAAGATTATACAATTCTCTCAAGAATGAATTTAAACAATTAGTCAGAATCTTTGCCCTCTATCTACCACCCGAATATCCATACGACGTAGTCGGTGGTCAGCGTGTAATTAAGCAAACAGACTTTGATGATCGTATTGATATTCTACCGGTCGCTGATCCAAACATCTTTTCTCAAACACAAAGAATTAGTTTAGCGCAAACACAATTGCAATTAGCTCAAACTAATCCCAAGATTCATAATTTATATCAAGCATATCGAAGTATGTATGAAGCCGTGGGTGTCAAGAACGTGGATTTAATTTTACCTCCACCGAAACCCCCACAACCGATGGACCCAAGTATGGAACATATTCAAGCCATGGCTGGAAAAACCTTTCAAGCTTTCCCTAAACAAGACCACAAAGCTCATATTGATGCGCATTTAAATTTTATGGGCACGAGTATGGTCAGAAATAATCCTGCAATTATGTCTATAGTTCAAAAAAATATTTTAGAACATATTTCTTTAATGGCTCAAGAACAAATTCAGTTAGAATTTGCTCAAGAATTAGTACAATTACAACAAATGCAAGTACAAATGCAGCAACAAGCCATGACGGGTATGCCCGCACAGCCTAATCCGATGATGGAACAGCTTCAAGTCACCATTGAATCAAGAAAATCAAAGCTAATCGCTGAAATGACTAAGGATTTCATGGAAGAAGAGCGCAAAATCAACTCTGCAGAAGACGTAGATCCACTTGTTAAGCTAAAATCAAGAGAAATTGATCTTCGTGCAATGGAAAATGAGCGCAAAAAAGACGAAGGAGAGCAAAAACTAGAGATTGAACGTGCAAAATTGGTGCAAGACCAAGTAAACTTCGATGAAAAAATGGAACAAAACGATGAACACCAAACTTTACGTGCTGGTGTATCTCTTGCCAAGTCCGGTATTTCTAAAATGAAGGTTATGAGTGGAAATTAATCTTAAAAAAAGATAAAATTATAACAAAGGAGCTAAAGATCATGAAAAATATGAGCAAAAGACCAATTGATCATCAAATGTTTGTTGATAAAGAAGGTTATAAGAAGGGTGGAGTCGAAATTGAAATGACAAAACCTAACGAGACTCAGACAGAAAAAGTAGGCGGACAAAAACGCATGCTTCCTGAGAAAAAACGTAGTGCCAAATGGTACTAATTTAGAAAAGGAGGATATCATGATGATATTTGGATGGAACCCTATGGACAAATGGAATAAGTTGAACAAAAAGGGAAAACTATTCGCAGTTGCTGTTGCAATCATTGTTGTAGTAGCAATATTTACAGGTATTAAATAATGTTATCTAAATTATTAGGCGGATCTTTAGTAGACACTGTCGGTAAAGTTATCGACAGTGTTCATACTTCAGAAGAAGAAAAGCTTGCCGCAAGAAATAAGCTGAAAGAACTAGAAAACGAAATTAATTCCAAACAAATGGATATTAACTTAGCGGATGCTAAGTCTACTGCTACAGGTATTGGTGGTATTATGCAGCGGAGCTGGAGGCCTCTCATCGGAATGAGCTGCGCTTTAGCGATATTGTGGGAATATGTATTAAAACAGTTTACTATTTTTATTCTCGCGGCTTTTAGTATAGATCATAATCCTTTACCAGAATTAGATATGGCAACACTCTTTCCGTTAGTCATGGCTCTCTTGGGCATGTCCGGCATACGCTCGTTTGAAAAGTTAAAAAAGATTAATTCAGATAAATGAACGACGATTGTGTAAAATGTGATTGTGGTTGTCATTGCGGCACGACCTGTATTTGGTGTGGTTGTGTAGGATGTGAACATGAAGAAACAAATAGCTAACAGTAATGTTGACCACGTAGTCAAAAAGACTACAATAGGGAATGGTAGAATAAGTACAGCTACCATGAATAAACACAAGCGACGAAGCTTCAAACCATATAGGGGACAAGGACGATGACAGCAAATTTAAAACCAGTTCCGGCAAAAAATAAGGGACTTAAAAAACTACCAAAAAAAGTTCGCAATAAAATGGGTTTCATGAAAAAAGGCGGAAGAGTTAAGAAGAAATAATGAGTCTATATGAAAAAGGTAAAAAAGGACTTAGTCCCGCGGGTTTAAGATATTATGAAAATAGTTCTTTAGCTCAAACATATAAAGATATAGATAAACAAATTAGAGAAGTTGAATTACTTAAAGAAAAAAATGACAAAAAGTATGAAAGTCTTATAAAAAGAATGTCAAAAAGAAAAGGCGGTAAAGTTAAATAATGGCAAAACTCTGTGCAAAAGGTAAAGCAGCAGCGAAGCGTAAGTTTGATGTTTATCCATCAGCTTATGCCAATATGTACGCCAGTGCCGTTTGTTCAGGCAAAATAAAACCAGGAGGAAGGAAGAAAAAGGCTAATGGAGGTATTGCTAATTCTATTTCACAAGATCGTAAAAGAGTTTCAAGTTATGAACAAGGAGGCATCGCCAAAGGCTGTGGTGCCGTCATGGAAAAGAAAAGAAAAAAGACAAAGAAATACTAATGGCTCAGGGCGGATTAAGAAAATGGGTGTCCGAGAAGTGGGTCGACATTGGCGCTCCAAAAAAGGACGGAAAGTACCAACCCTGCGGGAGATCAAAAGGGTCGAAGCGCAAATATCCGAAGTGCGTTCCACTAGCCAAGGCAAGGTCGATGAGCGAATCGCAGAAAAAATCCGCCGTCAGAAGAAAACGCGCAGCAGGAAATACCGGGCCAAAGCCAACCAACGTCAAAACATTTGCAAAAAGCAAATCAAAAAGGTAAAACAAAATTATGCCGAGAACACCAGACAAACAGCCGCCTAGGACTAAAAAATATTACCGCAAAACGGAAAGTGGAGCGGGAATGACAAAGGCAGGTGTTAAGCGTTACAGGGCCGAAAACCCTGGTTCAAAGCTAAAAACAGCCGTTACCGGAAAAGTAAAACCTGGTAGTAAAGCTGCAAAAAGGAGAAAGTCGTTCTGTGCTAGAAGTGCAGGACAAATGAAAAAATTCCCTCAAGCAGCAAAAGATCCTAATTCAAGATTAAGGCAAGCGAGGAGAAGGTGGAGATGCTAAATGAAATATGATTGGTTTATATATTTTAT